TGGAGCAAGCAGATGTTGCTGACACCTGAGGGTGTGCCTTGTCTACTTGTATAGGTATATATGTAACTGGCTGATTATTGACAGTTATCATAAATTTATTAGCAATACTTGTACCTACACAGTTGCTAGCCTTAACTACAATAGAGTATTGACCCGGTGCCTGAACCGTACCCGAAAGAATACCATAAGTAGTATCAATCCCTAGATTACCAGGAAGTAGTCCATCTTGACATGGGCCTCCGCTAGTTATAGACACGTCTGATCCTGTAACCACGGTAGCTGTGCCCGTAATGAAGCAATAGCTATTTGTTTCCCCCATAGATACAGTGACATTTCTATATGTCATTGTGTCACAGTCTTGACCAGACACTACACCTCCAGTTGTTCCACCGTTGATGCTGTAGCTCGTGCAACTCGTAAATACCTCGTATGATGTAGGATTGTTTGTGGCAGCTATCTTTATCGAAACCTCGTCGCCTATTGTATAGCTTACATCGCCCTGTGTAACTACTGGCACAGCTAACTCTCCGCAACCGCAAGGAGTAACTGTTATAACTTCTCCGTCGCTAGATATTTGAACGGAGTTTGATCCAGACTTATAGTACAATCCCTGTCCGTTAAATATTGTAGATCCAGAAATATTGCTGTATATAATATCACCTACTGATACAATTGTGTCTATTCCATTGTAATAAATAGTTGTTGATGGAGTTCCAGCACACGCCAGAGTATCTGAAGCATATCCGCTAGGCGTTATTGTTGCTGTTTTTAAAGTAGGCGCGTATGATTGGAAAGACCATACAGATCCAGCTATTGGAGATGTAACATGAAGGTAAGTGTCTCCAGAAGACAATCTCATTTGGTATAGATCGCCTACACCATTATTTACAGCTCCGTTATATGGAGCAGATAGATTTATGTCGTCAGGAGATACGCCTAGAGCTATTAATTCGTTATAGTTTGATGAGCTGTTTAATCCAACGTATCCACTATCATCTACAAGATTATTATTTAAGTCGTACAATTGAAATCTAGTAGCGCCAACACCTGCGTTATATTTAACCCTAGTGTAACCAACTGCGCTTGCGTAATTAATTGTTACGATGTCCTCGTTTAGGCTTCCTTTAGCTGTAGAAGATCCAACGCTAGCAGGTCCTACTATATTTCTGTAGTCCCATATTAGGTATAAATTGTCTCCTGAAGCTGTATAATTAAACGACGCGTCGTAAGATGTTCCATTAAATACTGGAAACACTTCAGTAGCGGCCGCAATCATAGCGTTTATGCTAGAAGTGTCATACACAGAGTTCGTGTCTAGCTTGTAAAGTTTATTGCCTAAAGAAGGATTAAATGCTTGCTTATTCTCTTGCGTAGGCGTGGCTGGCTGTCCGTAGGCTGTTATAGATACGCTATCTCCAACGGCTGGTATTGACCCGGTACCAACAACTCCAGAACTAACTGAGAATAAAGAGGTTCCGCTAGTCTGCAAGTTTACGTTATCATATATAGCGCCAGTAGATCCAGAAGATGTCCAGTTTGTTTTTTGTTGAGATTGAGATCCTCCTGATATTTTTTCACTATTAACAACAACCACTCTCTTTATTATTTGTGGCTTATTAGTTTGAGTTAGGTCTACATCAATGATAGATCCGCAACCATTAACTCTTATTTTTAATGATCTATTTCCACCTGCCGGAATGTTTGATAGAAGAGTTACTTTTATTAATGCGTCTCCAACCCCAGATGGCTGAGATAATGACGCCCAACTAGTACCGCTTCCTGTGTCTATTAAAGATACAGACCATCCTTGGTTTGCTTTTATAATAAACGTATCGTATACTCCAGCTGTCCCAGATAGGAAAAATTGATTCTTGTTTACAGAAATCAAACAAGGGCTATTTGTTTTTGTATTGCTAGATATTACATACACACTATCGTATGGATCATAGGCTCCAAGTTTTTGAGTGTCTGGTCCAGATAAAAATAAATCCCTAAACCAGTCTCTCATACCTTGAGATGATATTTCCATAATGCCTGATGAGTCTAATTTAAGAGCAACACCTCTTCTGGCATCAGTAAAAAATACATCGTCGCCTCTTTTGGCAAAACTTTCTGGATTTAAGCTAATTCCGTATTCTCCAACAAATGGTATAGGGGTTCCAAGAACTTCTGGAATTGAAGTAATAGATCCGCCGCCTACAGCGTCGCTTAGTAAGTTCTTTTCGTATAGAACTCTAAATACTTTATTCTCCTGGAATGTTATTAAGTCAGTATCTCTAGAGTATAGTTTTTGAATAGATCCGTAGGCCTTGTCTAAAAACTTAAAGTTAGCCTTAGACAGGTTGAATTCATTTAGTCTATTTGTTGTTGTCTCTGATTGATATATCTGAGAATACGTAATGCCGGCCTGCGCTATGTTTTGAGCATAGTTTTCAACGTATGAACTAGCTCTAGGTGTGTTTCCTATTGTTGACTGATTAAAGTCGTCTCTTATTCTACAGCTCTCTAGTCCATTGCCAAACGTAAACGCATTGAAGTCTCTAAGAGTAATTACAGCAGAAGAGTTTAAAACCTGAGCTATGTCTCCAGATACTGTAGATCCATGTAGTTTTGTAGTTGTGCCTGTAATTGGATATGTTCCAGATACTTCGTAAAATATATCTGAGTCACTTTCTTTACCAGTTGTTTCCAATATTGTAGGATTGTCTTGCTGCAATATCTTAAATAGGGCTACCATTTTATTTTGCGGTGGATTCGAAGTAAAAGTAGATGTTGGCGAGTAGACATCATAACCCTTTATAAACATATTTACTCCACCAGATATTCCGTTTTGACTTTGACCGTTTATATCTATTTTTCTGAAAAAAACATTTTCAGCTCCATGGTTTTTTCCGTCTTCAGAATACTGTTTAAATGAGCTATATACCTGATCTTCATAAAACCACTCTTCTATGTTTTGATAGCTTCCAGAAGATACAAATATTTGTTCTGGTTGATCAGAGGCTCCCTGACTTTCTGAAATATCTATTTTTATTAAAGCTCCTGGGTTTATTGGTAAGTCTACTAATATATTAGAGCTATTTCTATAATAAGGAATCACAGCAAATCCCCCATCAATATCCGCAGTATACGTAAAGTTTGTCGGACCTCCAAAAGTATTTCTACCTGATTTTGACCTACAATTTACTCTCCAAGAATCGCCAGGAGTGTATGCTACTCCACTGGCAAACATAATAAATGCTACCCTGTTTCCGTTTAATTTGTCCTTTAGCCAGTTGCCTTTTTTGGTGCCAAGAAATTCAGAATTCATAGATAAATTAGATTCTATATATGCTGAATTAGGAAAAAGTCTGTAACTAAATTTATTTCCGGACTTATCAACGACAACAGAGAATCTCATGTCATTAGACCCATTAAATTGATTTAATGCAGTAAGTGTAGAGTTTCCAACTCCATAGAATATAGGCTTTTCTACAATAGATATTCTTTGCGAGTATGGCTTATTCGCATTAGAAACTTTCGCATTATTGCTAGCTTCTCCAAATCCTTCGAATTCATATTCAAATGTTCCAGATTTAGATGAAAAATAGCCTTCTTCAATTTTTAATTTAATATAAAATCCTTCGGGCTGTTTATTGGGTGGGTTGTTTAAAAAGTCTTGAACCTTATTTTCGGCCTCCAATATTTTATACACTGAGTTAGACTCTGTAGCTCCTATCGGAGTGGACTTTATTGTTATATAAGAATCTTTCTGAACCTTATCTATATCGGATCTCTGAATTAAGAAATACGTATATAGGCCGTATTGAAAGTATTGAGTAGGAAATACGTTGTAGTATTCAGCCTTGTTTTGCTTTATAAAGAATCTATACTTTGTAGCGAAGCATGGAGCCTCGTTTTTTATAGATACCTTTATGTCGTTCTTGTCCTTTGCTTTAGATAGCGGAATGTTTACAGTGTTTTTATCAGATGTTAGCACCGTGGTCATTCTGCCATAATCATCTAAGTATGCGATACCAATCTCATAATCCCTTCCGCTCTTCCATGTTTTCTTTGGAATGTTTTTATCCTTGGCCGTAGATATTGTCTGAGACAAATTGGCTGTTAAATCTACTTTAATTGGAGTGTCTTGACAGTTTGAAATATTGTAGAACTGAGTATAGTTACCGTATGCTAATCTATTGCCTATGTACTCTTGAGCTTTAGCCTTAAGGGGTACGTTGTCAAATAATCTGGTAACCTGATCTGCTGGCAACACTGCATAAGCCTTGTTGTTTTTAAATTCAAATGTAACAGGCGCACTGCTGGTCCTAACTATATTTTCTACTATGTTTGCGTTTAGAGACTGGCTATCTTTAAATATAAGCTGAATCTCTTTTACGTTTGAAGTCCCAGTATTTAAAGTTATATTAACTAAATTGTTGGCGTTAACCATTGATTTATTACTGCCAGTTCCATAGTCATATGCATACGTAGACGGGAAGAAGGCAACCTCAGAAAATGGAGATAGCGCACTATACTCGTTGTCTAAGTATTTCCACCTGTAAGCAAATCGAATAAATCTATCATTAATATTGTTACCATCTAATCCATCGTTAGATAAAACTATTGTAGGAGCGTTCAATGGGGGCGCAACAATCACAGAGACATCTTGCTCTGTAAATTCATTTAGCTTATACTGTCTTATTACATTTATCTTTCTTGGAGGGTTTAAGTTATCTGTCCAAAAAAGCAAATTATCAACTAAGTTTACGCCAGTTATTAAATAGCTTGTATTGAACTTTAAAATCTCACCAAGCCTACCTCTTGTCTCTGCTAATAAAATAGAGGTTACTCCCGTTCCATTTCCGTTGTCATGAAACTTGGCAATCATGTTGAAGTTTCCAGTGATGAACCAATATATATTATTGTTGGCTATGTCTACATAAGAACCAATGGTTGTGCAATAATCTGGAAGCGAAAACCCCATATTGGCTGCCGCGGTTCTTAATGAAGACGCCTGGGTATTACCCATTACGTTTTGAATGGATCCAACGTTTGAACCGTTAGATGTTCCAACGCGTATATTTGTGGCATCTCTATACTGCCCATTAGGCAAGATCCTCTCATCGAGGTCTTTATTCATTATACCCGAAGTAAAATTTCTTTTTAATTCCATAATTATTTAATCCACTTATCTCTACCTCGAAGAACCATGAGTAGTCTACCTGGCTTCAAGTTACTCAATCTTAACTTAGCATTTCTCCAAAGAGCTGTCTTCTCTTCTCTAGCGCGTCTAACAATGTATTCTGGAACACCAATTCTGTTGTTAAGCATGCACCACTTTATGTATGAATATATAAAGTCTTCCGCAAACTTATGAACCTTAACAGTTGAAGGGTCAGCGCTCTCTAGTCCGTCTGAAACGTATTCAAGGACAACGAGGCCGCTCATGCCAGAAGAAAAGTTAATAACGCCAGACGCCTTGTCTATAACAAATTTAGGGTTGACATTAGCCTCAGCCGTATCTAATCCAAACATACCACCCATACCATATCTAAAGTACCAGCATCCATCATAGAACCAGCCATCTCTTCCGTAGTACAAACCGTCAAGCAGGTACGTACTGGTTGGGCTATTTGTGATTCTAGCGATGTCTAACTCAGATGTACTAGTGATAACGTTACCTTCATTGTCGTACAAGAACTCATTGTTGCTGTCCTTCAAATAAGCTTTTGCGTAATTAACTGAACTGTTTTCAGTTAGCTTAAACAATACGCCATTAGATTCCATAGATATTCTTACGTAGTCTACGTAGTCAGGAGGTAGCACCACCTTTAAGCTATCGTTCACGTCTAGCTCAAGAACCTTGATGTTTTTCATGGCATCATAGTTTAATTCTTGAACGCCTCTCTTTGCGTGAAACAACACGTTGTATCTCTGAGCGTTATCGATCAATTTATCCGGACCAACATACATAAGCATGAAGTTATTCACAACATCAGATAATGTAGTGTATTGGCCAGATCCCCAAAGGTCGCTGTCGTTATAATATTCTTGTTCTGTTGACATTATTGTTGAGCGTTTTTATTTGCCTCTTCGTTGGATGCTACCTGAACTATTTCTTGTTCTCTGATAGATACACCAGCGTATTTAAGTATCTTAATAATCAAATCATTCTGGCATACCTCTGGTAACTCAAAATTAATATAGTCAGGAGCGGTCTGATCAAACAATGGAGCCTGTGTAACTGGATCGGTATAATAAGTCCACTTTGGATCTACAGGGTATCTATTATATATTGTAGATACATTTGTTTGTATAGATGATGGATATATTGTTATTTTGCTGCCAGACTGAGAATAAGCTGGATAGTATACGCTAGGAGCTGTATGGTTTGAATACAAGAAATAAGGTAGTTTGTTTTTTTCTATTCTCTCAACGTCTTTATTGTTGTACAATATATTGGTCACACTGTATACATTAGTAGGCATCTGGTATTCTCCAGCTGAGTACGTCAAGTTTAGTGGTGTTGAGAATTTATCAATAATCTCAGACAATAGTTTTGGTATATCCGAGCTTCCGCTATACGATGCTCCTGAATTTCTTTTTGCAAGCCACCTGTTATAGTCGTAGAATAGCTCTTCAAATATTTCTAACTGAGCTTGTCTGGCAAATGCATTAAATTCATCAGGAGTAAGATATCCGTTGTTGTCCTTATTAAGGATAAACATTACAGTATTTCTTACGTTGTTAATCATGTCAACGCAAAGATAATAAAAAAATAGCAGGGACTGTGCCCTGCTATCTTAAATTTTTTACTAAAATTAATTAAGCAATAACAGCCGTAGTAATAGTGATGCCTGTTGGCAATACTGGAACTACAAATTGATCAGGAGCGTTGTCTGGTTTGCCAGCTTTAACGATTGCGTCAATGATTGCATTTACTGTTGATGTAGTCGCATTACTTGTGTGAGTAAGCGTCAAGACGTCAACTGCTGCGTTTCCAGATGCATAAGAAATTGTAACGGTAGTATCAGAAGCTTTAGCTACTAAACCGATGTTGTCTAGGCCGATCAAAACCGTTCCGGTAGTCGAAGCCTCAATTTTTAAAAATTTTCCCATAATTGGTTACAAATATAGTGTTTTATTGTAACAATTTTTCTAGAGACTGTTCGATCTCAATGCCTTCGTCTGTTTTAAAGAATGCTGACATTGCAGATAATGGGTCTTCGCCCATAGGCACGCTCATCATTTTCTTCTTGTTGTTCGGAAGATTAAAGAATACGTCTCTTCTGTTGTTTCTAAATTGCAATAGTCCAGCCTCAATAAACTTGGCCGACTTATTTCTTAAGTGAAGGTCACTATCATCTAGCATTTCCAAAAATTCTTCAGGATTGTTTCTAGAGTAGATCATGATGTCTCTTCTAATTTCATTTGAGGTCATTCTATCAACTCTGCTACCGACCATTACACGCAATACAGCCTCTGCTGTTTCAATTGTCATGTCTCTCGCCGCTAACTGAGCGTCTAATTCAAAGCTCAAATCTTGAACTCTTTCAGATGCGTCTTTCTCTGGGTCAAACTCGTAGAAAATATCTCCGCATCCTGGATGAAGTTCTAGAAATCTTTGTAAAACTGGATTGTTTTTTGGAACAGACAATACGCCATCTTCAAACACAATTGGCTCTAAGATAAAGTTTCCATCTTGTTCGTCCTCGAAAGGAGACTTCTGGTTTCTGGCATACCTCAACGATCTATTACTGTTAGTAGTTTCGTCAAAGTAGTGAAGGGGGTAACGTAATGTGTTTCTTGAAGGGAGCATAAAGCACAACGGTGCGCTTTCGTCTCTGAGTAAAAATACTCTGTCTTTAAATTCTTTATTTTTCATTTGATTAAAATTAACATTGCAAATATAGTAATAAAAAAAATAGTGGGGCTTTTGACCCCACTATTGTTAAGTTATTGATTGCTTCTTAGTTTTTGAATAAGAAGAAGTTGTTTGCACCTAAAGTACACAACGCTCTCTCAGACAAGAAGTGAACTTGCATAGCATCCAAGTCGCTTGTAGTTGCACCACCAGCAGAACCAGTGATCCAAGTTTTGTAACGACGATCTTCTGTTTCGCTAGCTCTGTAACGAACGTGCAAGAATGGACGTTTAGCGTTTTTGCCTAAAACTTGGTCGTAAACAGTGGTAGAACCAGCTGGCACTAATACACCGTTAACAACACCACCATTAAGACCACCGCGTAATGAAGCGTCATTAAGGTATTTCCAGTCTGTTTTGTAGAACTCATATCCACGCTTAAATCCTTTGAAACCTAAGTTCAATGCCATGTTCTCGTCATTGTCAAACAAACCGTAGCTTGTTCCACCTGAACCGTAGCTGTTTTGAGCAGCCAACATGTCATCAATGTCAAAAGAGAACTGACGATTAACAAACAATGCATTCTCTTGGATAGCACCTTGCTTGTCAAGGCGTTGGATGATAGCATCAAAGTCAGCTAAGCTGGTTGGGTTTCCACCACCCCATACGTTACCACGACTATTGATTACATATAACATACCTTCAGATCCTTTGTTTCCTACGTCTCCAGTTACAGCGATAGCACCAGAAGCTGTTTCAGCAGGAACTGCTTCAACCATAGCCATCTCTAAATAGTCATCAAAACGCAAACGAGTTTCGTGCTCTGATTTAATGTACCACAAGTAACCTGTAGCGCCATTCTCAGTAGTCACTTCTACCCATCCAATTTGAGCCATGTCAGAACCAGATACTTCGTATTTGTCCTTGATGATAATTGGGCTATTAGAGTAAATGTCATCCTGACCTTCTAAAGAACCAACCATTCCGTTAGATCCTTTTTTGAATTCAGAACCATAAACGAATGCAGTAGATGCAACAGACACAGGAATTGTTTGACCACCACCAGCATAATATGCTACAGTGAAAGTCAATCCACTTACAGCAGTGATGATAGCTTTGTCACTTTGAGTTCCACCTGCGTTACGAGATAAGAAAACAGTTTGACCAACTCGGAAGTTACACGCAGTAATGCCTGAGTCTGCAACTGTCCAAACAGCAGTGTCATCACCAGCTGCACCAGCTGAAGTACAACTAGCATATTTGGTGTGAAGACGGCCTTGTTCAGCCCATTTGATTAAGTCGGAGTTGCTTGGCATCTCTGCGCCGACCATACGCAAGAAAGATGCAATTGAACGATTACCATATCTTTCAAATTCAGCTTCAAATGTATCAGGTAAATACTGATTTAAGAAGTTAAAGTTTGTGATGTAGTTTGAAGGCAATGTTGCCTTTACTGATGAGGGGGTTATTGCGAAACCCGGACTCGCTTGAACTGTACCAGCCATGTTTTTCTTTTTTTGTTTTTATTTTTTGTTGCTTTTTATAACTAATCTATTGCCGTGACTACTGTCCAATGCGGTTATTTTCATTCCTCCCCTAGATAAGTTCTCCGGCATAACCCTTGCTCCCATATCTATGTTTTTAGATTCCCTTGCTAGTCCATCTATCGCTTCAGATTTTCCCTGATCGTAGAAATGTTTTGCAAAGGCCTCTGGATTTCTTGCAACCGCAATCGCCCTATGATAAACAGCTGGATCTTTAATAAAACCTTTTTCATCTAAAAATGTCTTGATGAACTCGGTCAAATTAGACTGATCCTTCTTAAGTGCGTCAGCTTCTCCTGGCTTATAAACAAATTCACTATCTCCAACTTTGAATCCAAAACCTTTAAATTCATTAGAGAATAGCTCGTTAGTCTTTTGCTCGAAGTACTTAGCTCTCTCGATTTGTGCTTGTTCAGTATCCTTGGCACCCTGGGCATATTGCTTAAAGGCATTGTACTGCTCTTTTTCATCTTCCGGAACATTGACACCTCTTGACTCAAGGGGGGTTTTGTATTGTTCTTTCAGATCATTAAAGTAGCCTTTTGCCTTACTAAGCTCTTGCTTGTGTGCTATTTTTTTCTTCTTGATGTCTCTATCGTCATCTAGATCTTCGTCATACTTGAATCTAGACTCTAACTCAAAAGAAATCTCCTCGTCATCTAACTCGGGATTGTTCACCTTGTAGAAATCAAATAGCAGTTTATTCGGATCTTCGCTATCAACGTCTCTGTTTATTTTAACAAAGTCATTGATACCTCTACCCGTTTCCTTTTTGAACTTTAAAAATAAAGATACATCTTCTGGTAAGTCTTCGGTCTCTTTTCGAGTTTCGAACAACTCCTCCACAGTGTTGATCTCTTTATTATATCTATTCTTAATAAAGGACAGAACGTCATTTTCTTCAATTTGTCTATCAATTGGTTGTTGCTCTTCAATAACAACCTTTTGAATTTCTTCAACAGTTACTTGGCCTTGCTCTTGTTCGTGCTTGTTTAGTAACTCTTGTTCGATCTGCTGAACTGACTTTTCTTCGCCAAAATCAACAGCTTTAACATTTTTAAATTCCATATTTTATTTAATTTTCGATACAAAAATAGTGATTTTTTTATTGTGGCTCAAACTGGCCAAAATCAAACCCATCTAAGGAGTCTTCTGATGATTCAAAATCAATCGGAGGTGTGTCCTTCTTTCTTTGATCAATCATTTTAGACTGGTAGGTGCTTTGCATTTTAACTCTTTTGTCTTTCGCTTCTTCTTTCTTACTGTCTACTTGCTGTATTGCTCCAACCTTAGCTGACTCTAATTGCATCTGTAAGTCAAACTCCATCTGCATTAACTGAACCTTAAGTTGTGCTTCTTGTTTCATTTTTTCAATTTCAAAAGCAGACTCGGCTTGCTTTAATTGTGCCTTGCCTTGGTATTCTGCCTGAAGCTGTTCCATTTTAGACTGTGCTGCCGCCTGAGAAGACTGGATGTTAGACTGCGTTTGCATCTCCATCTTTTGTTTCTCATTGTCCATGTCTTGTTGTTGCTTCTTCTTGCGCTTTAACTTAAGAAGCTCGTTAGCTATTTTAATGTTTTTGATTTCTCTAATATCAATAGCGTCCTCTAGATCGATTTGATCACGAGATAAAGCTGCCTGAATGTTCGCTTCTAGTTGAGCCTTTTCTTCTGCGTCAGGAGAAACCTCGATAAAGATTCCAAAGTCATGCAAGTAAAGGTCTTTAATGTCTTCAAGTATACTTACGTTAACTCTTCCTATTTGATTAATAAGTTCATCCTTAAAATCGGAATACTCAAGAACGTCAGATATACGACAAGATAGCGCCTCTGCAAGTCTCTTAGTAATAAATAATGTACCATCTAAAATATGTCTTGTTGCTGTGTTTGAATTCAATGCAGCTAGTTTTTGAACACCTACTAAAGATCTTGGGTCTGGCATAGATCCATCTCTCGCTTCATTTAAACCAGTTACGTCTCTAATCATGCTCAAGTAATGGTTGTATGAGTTAATCAACGCTGTGATCTTTCCCTGTCCACTATTAGAGTTTAACTCTTGAATAGGTACTTTTCCTTGGTTGTATTCTCCGTCTTGATTGTAAGAACGACCAATTACACTACCTGTTTGGAAGTATAACTTAAGAGCGTCTTCTGGATTGTAAGCTGCACCATTTCCAAGATCAACCTCGTTCATACCGTCGGCGTCAATGTATACACCATCTGGCACTACTCTCGCAATAACTTGCTGTAGTTTTAAGTGGGTGATTTGAATTAAGTCAGCAAACGTAATCATACGTCTAGTCAAAGATTCAATCACTCCTTTATACATTCTTGGAGCCATGGCTACATAGTTAGGTAACGCATACTGCGTCGCCGACTTAGGTCTGACCATGTTTTTGCTTAGCTCCCATTTGAGTAAGTAACTAGAGCCCAACACCATGACACCCTCGTACCATACGTCGATTCTCTTCTCTACTCTCTCAAATCTTTCTTCTGTTCCCTGTGGTGGGTTAAACGTGTCGTCCTTTCTGATTACTCTCGTTCCGCCATTGTCTAAGAATTTTTTCTTGAAAACAAAGCTTTTGTCGGTTTTATAATTAAAGTATAAAAGACTAACCACGTCACGATCAAATAAAGTATTTCTGTAAGGTCTAATAACATTATACTGAGTGAACCAAAGGCTACTAAGCTTAGATATTTTATCTAAGTCTTCTTTTGTAATGTTTGGATCAATTTTGATAATTTCAGAAATGTGCACCTGCTTGATTTCTCCAAAATAGAAGCAGTCCTCAAATGTTGGAGACTCTGTGTAAGAATACACAACAGACGCAGGATCTACGTAGTCAACTTTAATGCCAGCTCCAGGTAAGAAGTTATGTTTAACCATACCAACACCCAATGTCATCATGTCGTACTCGATTCTTTTCTTAATATCTGAATATCTATTTTGCTCAAGTATAGTGTTGATTGCTTCTTCTTCCGCAATCTCAATACCTGGCTTGTACTCAATCTGCATATGCAGGTCAAGTTCTTTATCTGTCTCAGGCAACTTACCTGGATCTACGTTAAAAGCGTTGATGCCAAATTGTTCTTGAGTTTGATTTAATATATCTCTAGCGACCATGTCTTTCTCGATAGTCTCTTTGAAAGATGATCTCTTGTCTGTAGCTAATTGATCTTGTGCAAACGCCTTAATAGAAAATAATCTATCAGACATTCCGTTGACAACGATATCAACAAATTTAGGGATAATAGGAACTGGTTCCCAGTTAAGATTTAAGTAAGATAAGTCACCATCAATAGCTAGTTCGTCTTTGTATTTTTGAACGGGTTGTTCACCTCTAGCATATAGTCTTAACTTATGAAACTCTATCCATTGACTATAAAATCTACAGCTATTCGTGTCTCTTCTGAACCACTCATATGATATGGCACGTCCAACTCTAAGACCGTAATCCGGAGACGCCTTTTCCGCGTCTGTAGCTAACTGACTTGGGAATGTTGTTGGACTTATTAGGTCCGATGCTGTTTTGTCTATCATTTGTCGATTATTCTACTATTGTAACCTTCATTCTGGTATCTCGCAAATTTAACGCTTATTTTTGATTCTTTTTTCTCTGGAACGTAAACGTGCTTTTGATTTGCCATGATTGCCAGTCCACTACTAATTGTTGCGTCAAACTTTGTTCTGTTGTTAATATCAAATCTTGCCCAGTCCTCAAGTGTCCTCGTGAAGTACATTGAACCCATCTCGTCAGAATCCCTATATGTTCCCTCCATGTCCATACCTACGTGCTTTTCAACGTATGTCTCAATAGCTGACGCGTGAGACTGTTTTATGTCCTCAGATGAGTTAGGTATCCCCCCTAGTTCTTTTTCTGTCTTAGAGAGCTTGCTAATGTGTTTATCGGGTCTATTCGTTGCAAAGTGCCTATAGCCTCTATTCTTAAAGTGATATAGAAGCCTTGGTTTATTGTTCTCTGCTAATACTGGCATACCATAAAACACGCATGCCATCAATACCTCCTCAAAGAATATCTCTGCCGTCTGTGGTCTGGCAACATACTCTAAGAAGAACTCGTTGCTTGGTGCGTTCTCCATGTTAAACTTAGTCATGCCGTGAAGAGATCCGTTAGATCCGCCACCGCCAACAACTCCTGATATATCATATGGGTCACAACCAAAAGATCCTACGTGTTCGTTTCCCGGGTAGAATAGACCGTTTCTTTTGTTTACCCTGTTTCTTAAGCCCATGTCTGGTATCCACGACACCAAGAACCTACCCTTTCTGTCCGGGGTCCACACGACCTCTGTGTCCTTATTGCCATCCTTCCAATGAAAATATCCACGTGTCAACACCCTGTCCTTTATTAAGGACTCGTTGTAGTCTATCTGCTGGTATATTTTAGTAAGGTTAAACAATGAAGACTTGCTCTCATCTCTGAATGCATGCGACTCTGTTCTTGGATACTGTCTATAAAATTCATTAAGGTCATCTGGATCTGATTTCTTGGCAGCTACCTCGTTGTTCCAGTACTCTATAACACCTATCTTAATCCATCCACCGTCAATGCCTTTTATTGGCCTAGCTGGCGTATCAAGCACAGGGAATCCATACTCGTCAATATATCCCTCGAAACTCCACTCCATAGGAATAAACAAAGAGTAGAGACCAGACTTTGTCTGTCCGTTATCGTTTCTCTTGTTCGGGTCCGAGTCTTCGTATAGCTTCTTAAAATTTGAACCACCTTTATCTAATGCATTTGATGTAGATCCCATCATACACTTTCCAACGATCCTGCTACCAAGTCTTAAACATGTCTTAGTTACACGCCAGTTGTGTTGTATGTTGTTTGGAGCCAACCACTTACCAGATTCGTCCTGGATAAGCATCTTTAACTTCTCACCGTCATAACTATTGTCTCCAGTGTTCTTCCAGTCAATTGTGGTATTAAGGCCCTCTAGGTGATCTTCCTCGGCTTTTGCAATACTCTTTCTGGTAAACTTAGATGCAGGCACCCTATAGGCTAATTCTGTTTTCGGTTTGTCCATACCATCCTGTATGGGCTTAAAGAAAAAAGGGTAGTTTATAGATATGTTAACGACCTTGTCTGTAAACATCTTCTTTGCATCATCTCCCGTCTTAGAAAGGATACCAAATCTTGAGTCTTTGCTGATTGTTGCCTGATTGACCATCTCTGCGCTACTCATAAATGAAAAACCAGAACGTCTATTCTTTAGGTAACACATACCAAAACACCTGTCGTCTGCACGGCAGGCCTCCCAAAACAAGAAGAATATTCTATTACTCTCACGGAAGTCAGGTAGACCAACGTCTATCTTTGACCACTGTAGGTACATGTAGTGTGTGCCGGTAATGTATGTTGGGCCGCCATTGTTCATAAACCAGTATCCGCTCTCCCTTCGGTTGAACTCTTGGTCTATGTAGTCGTCCCACGTTGATTTAAACTTGTTGTCTGTTCGGTCCCAGTCAAATATTGTTTTTATTCTTTGAAGTTCCTTTGGGTATGGCGTATACTTCCATCTGTTGCTAGTGTTCGCTATATCCTCGGAAACTCTTGGAAGCCCTACCTTAACACCGTTAATATTATATATGTCGCCAAGGGTTCCATCTTTAGATATAATGACAATATCGAATTCTTCATTGTATCCATATTCCCATTTCTTTGAGACATTTGACTTCTCAATTCTTTTTTTGCTAATGATATCTTTCTCAACTGTATATAGCATTATTTACCCCTTCTTTCAGCAAATCCACCCTTTTTCTCTTGGACCTGGATGTTGCCAGTAATTATGTTTCGCTCTTCTTCTATCCTTGTTAAGATCTCGAATGCATCAAATATAGCTAACTTCTTAGTAGCTGCGGCGTTCTTTAGCTTATCGGCAGATATGTCTCCATCCTCCCCGGTAAGTATCTGTTCTTTAGCAACTCTGATTAATTCCTTAATTGCTAATTCAGCCGCCTTAATAATTTCTAGTTTAGTTTCTTCTGTTGTCATAGTTCAATGCAAATATTTTTGTCAAACATTCTGTACAACTTTTCTCCGTCTATCTTAAACTCATACTCGCTGTCTGGCTGGAATGAAATAATAGAGCCTCTGTCAAAGCAATTAGAGTATACAATCTCTCCTGTTAGCGCCTCTTTTATGCCAGCCTCTTCAATCTGAGACATCTGTTCTTTGTTTAGTGGCCTAACAAAACAGTATGGAGGGTTTGCGTTCCACTCTCCGCCATTACTCTTGTATAAATAAAATTGATCTAACTCTAAATAATATATATTGTCTTTTATATGAGAGAAACTTTTCTTTTCCTTTCCCTTCATATCAAAGTATGTCCTGAATACATTGTGATGTACAACGACAGTGTCGCCTATGCTAACTGGTCCAGTATAGCCTATTGGCGTATTAATAACTAATGCAAACCTATTGGTAGCTTTATGATCTTCTTTAGAAGAACTTACAATAAGGCCATTGTCCCTTATGTTGTCATAACTCTTTCCGCCAACAGGTTCTACAATAAAGTAGAACGGCGATATCATATTAAATAAAGTCTATGTTAAATTCTACAGAAACAGGCATAGTATATGAAAACTTCTTCCACATAAATACCTCTTTCTCTTTTTCTATAAATACAACGAAAGACCCATCATCATTCATAGCGATATGGTGAATGGTGTGACTTCCGCTCAATACAGACTGGCCAGTGATGTAGTTCATCGCTGACTTATAGTCTGCCCCTACAGATATCTTTCTGATTATCATACAATTAATACCCAAGAAGAAGTCTTCTTGATATACAAAGATCCTGTATCTAGCTGAAATACTTGAGCCCCTGGACTAACGGTTAACGCAAGTCTAGCTGCTTCATTAGCCACAGTAAATGCGTTTTTATGCGTATAGTCTTTAACAGCGCTAACAAGAATGTTCACTGTTTCGTTTGTAGATGCGTCAGAAGCTAAAACTTTTTCTGCTCCCGTAAGGTTTGTGTCTAGTGTGTATGTTTCGATCTTAGCCATTTTTATATTCTCCTGTTTGTAAGTCTATGACTACGTTTCCGTACTCTGTAGATAGTTCTTGTTGAAAGTCAGCCAACTCTTTTGCGCAGTTTTCAATTCTAGAAATAAAGTCCATCTTAGCTGACTCTGCGCTTCCTATTTGCGCTTTTGCTCTAGATATCTGAATCTCTGTGTCTGCAATAGAGTTTTTCAAGTGTCTTAAGTCTTGATTCAAGGACACTAACTTACTTAATTGGTCTTCTTTGATTTTATTCATTTTTTTATATTATAGTAAATTGACAGGCACAAAAGTACGAATAAAATTACAATATACCAATAGCAGTCTTTTTTAATTGTTACCTTTTCATATTGAACTCTGGTGTGGGTTCTTATTCTTAAAGTATCTGGCTTTACTTCAGCCTTCATGTATATCTTTCTATCTCTCACAACAAACTTAATCTTCATCACCGTATCTTCATACGTGATTGTATCGTGCTCTACATATGAGAAGGTATCCTCATGCGTGTATGTCTTCGTATACACGGTAGTGTCGTGAATATAAGTAGTGTCCATTTTTGTAAACAAAGACGGATCCTTCTTCTTTGCTCTATCTAGGTGCCACTGAGCAGAGCAAGAACACAATAGGACTATTATCAGTATGTATTTCATTTGTATGTGTCTAATAAAAAACCCCCTTTCGGGGATTCTGTTTATTTTTTACCTACCACTTCGTCTAAGGCTTTTTGCATTTTTTGCCTTTGAGCTTCTTTGTAGAATTTATTGTTTTGATTTTTAATTCTTACCTCATCAGAAGGATAACTTGTTAAGCTTCTTCCAATAGTGTTTACACTATCTTGTTGTCTTCTGTTTAACTTTTCTAGTTCAGGCAATCTAGGGGAGTTTTTATCAGCCCTTCTGGTAGATTGAATTTTAGATAATGTATTGTGAGATCTAGATATAACAGCTTTTTCTTCCTCTGTAACGTCTCTGGTTTTAATCCTCTTTGGTGGATTGCCTGGACCTTTTTTCAAAGGGTCTTCACCTTTAAAATACGTAGGCGCTAATGGATAATCTCTGTTTGCCATAATTTTTATACAAATATACTTGTTTTAATTCTTGTTTCCAAACTTATCTACCGATGTAAACCCAAGGGCTAAGATAGTTACCCATTCAACGCTTTCTATTAACTTGTCTGAATGATAGTAAAGCATTGCGCAAATTAATGCGATGGATCCCAGGATGCCAACAACTCGCTTACTACTGTAAGCGCCTTTGTCTCCCTTAAACATTTCAAATATTTTCATAGTCTATTTGTTTTTTTTATGTAGTATCGAATGGCAAATAAACCAGAAATGATTGCTACTAAACCAGCCAACGCCGAGATAATAGGTTGTGCCGTTGTGCTAATGGATGCAAAGGCACTCACTACTGATATTATGCTGCTGCTGTCGGCTGCCGTGTCGTTAAATTTTGTCATTTTTGTATAGTCTGCGAATAACCTTCGATGGCATTCAAATAAAATTTAATCTCATAGGAATATACCGCCAATAACGAATCGCTTTGCTTTTGTTGACGTTCCATTTTGTGCAACCTATCGCCCATTTTTATATTCTCATTTTCACACTTTGAAATGATTGCTTTCTTTGTATTCTCAGAATCATAATAAAGATAGCCAACCACCATAAGCATGCAAAACGTTACCGCTGCAATTGGGTTCTTTTTAAATTCTGCAAAGGAGACAGGAAGCGTCATAGCTGCTGTAAAATTTGAGCTTTGCTTAAGATTGTTAATTGCTCTGAGTCTTTAATGAAGTTTCTCAAAGTTTCTGAATCGCTAGGATCTAGTTCTACTTCTTCTCCAGCATAGAACTTTGTGCTCCAATGCCAGAACTTCGCAGCGTCACCCTTGTTTGCACCTGCTAATGTGCTGGCTACTAATTTACCCATGTGTGAGTTTTCGATCTCTTGTCCGTCTAAACCTAAAAGGTTTTTATTCAATTGTATTTTCATATTTTAGTGAATCCTAATTCGTTTAATGCCCAGTCGTAGCAGTAGTTATCGTCTTCTCCCCACTGAGAGTATACCTGTTGATCCATTGTTAGGTTTCCGTCAAGAATGCATACACCAGAACCAGTCTTTTCGTCTACTGTTTCCTCTGTGAATAACTGCCAATAAAAGCTAACGCTTGTTGGGTTCATTGGGAAGTTTAAAGCTAATAAATTAAAGTAAATTCCCGTTCCTTTGGTTGGAACTACTTCTGGTTGAATCTTGATCATGTTACAAAGATAATAAAATTATGCAATATTTGTTATAAGACCATTGGTAATTGTTATATTTGAGGTACCTGGAGGATTTGTTGGAATGTTTAAGGTTCCTGAGTACCCTTGTAGGGTATTTGTAAACAAAGCACCATCTGCACGAATAGCAAATTTATCTGTATTTCCTGAGTTTCTAAATCTAGAGATATAAGTAGT